CCGGCTTCGAGGCTGCCGCACCGGGGGAGAACACGGCGAGCCCTTCGACGGCGACTGGGACCGACTCGTCGCCGAGCTCGTCGCCGCTGGCTGCGAAGGAGGGAGCTGGCACCGAATAAAGAAAACGTGGACCCTGCTCATGTATCAGAAGATGCAGGAGCACTGGGAATACAACGGCCCCCCGACTTACATCGCGGTTGCCGGCTACCTAGGCCTCATCAAGAAACGTCCCAAGACCGTTCGCATCGATAAGAAGACCGGGACGCAAGAAATGACTGGGAACTGGGACGACCTCTTCAATCAGTTTTCCGCAGCGGGTGGGATCATTCAATGAGCGACGTGGAAGTCAAGTTTGGGGGTGATACCTCTGACCTCGACGCGGCCTCCGCAAAGGCTGCCGCCGACATCGAAGGCGTAAGCCAGGCTGCTCGGCGTTCGTCGGGCGGCTTCCAAGCGCTCAACTCGACCAACCGTCAGGTTGCTCAGGGCTTCAAGCTGACGGGCTACCAAGCCCAAATCTTGTCGTTCCAGATGAATGACGTCTTCTCCGGTCTGCTGAACGGTCAGAAGCCTCTGCAAATCCTGACGCAACAGGGCCCGCAGATCACCCAAATCTTTGGCGGTGTTCGCGGGACCCTCGTTGCGTTGGGATCGGCCATCACCCCTGTGGTCGCTGTCATCGGGGTCCTGACCGCGGTGCTCGGTGTCGCCGCCTTTGCTGTGGGCCGCTTCACGCTGAGCAATGAGGCAGTCGAGAAGTCCTTGCTCGGCGCGGGTCGAGCAGCCGGTGCGACCGCCGGTGAAGTCTCCGATATGGCGAGCGACGTGTCCGAGGCTGCGAACGTCTCGAGCAACGCCGCCCGCGAGATGGCCTCGTCCTTCGCGCAGACCGGTAAGATCGGCGTCGAGATGTTCGATGACCTGATCATGGTCAGCCGCGACTATCAGTATGCTATGGGCGTTGACGCCAAGCAGGCGACCGAAGACCTCGGCGCTGCGATGGCTGATCCGATCCAAGGAGCGGAGACGCTCAATGATCGCATGGGCCTGCTCAACGATACCGAGACTCAGCTGATCACCACGATGGTCGAGCAGGGTCGGGTCGGTGAGGCCCAACGCTTCCTGCTTGAACGCATCGCCGCCGCGACCGACGGTGCTGCCGGTTCCGCGAACGGACTGGCGGCTGCCTGGCATGGTGTGGCGACCGCGACCTCGAACGCTATCGACAAGCTCGGTCAATATCTCGCACTGGGCGGCCGCGGTATCTGGAACATCCTGCGCGAAGGCGGCAATGTCCCGGCGGGCATCAACCGGACTGTGGACGCACTCGTTCGCGAGGAGACTGCTCAGCGGGGTGCTGCCCGTGCTGCGAGGGATCGCGCCGAGGCCAACCGCCAATCGGTTGCTGCGGGTGAGGCGGCACGTTCGCTGCTTCCTCGCGAGCAGTCGGTGCAGCGCCTGAATAACCAAATCGCTCTGCTGCGTCGGACTGCCGCTGCAGGTGGGATCGATGCTGCGACGGCCCAACGTGCGATTGCCGCCGCCGAGAAGGAAGTGGCTGAACTTCAAGCGCCGCCGCGGGAGCGTCGAGGACGCCGGGGAGGCTCGGGAGATGCGACTGCGCGTCGTGAGGCGCGCGAGCGTGAACGTGTCGCCCAGGAGGCGCTCAGGGTCGAACTGGCTAGCCTTGATCGGCAACAGTCGGCGGTCGAGGACAACTTCGCCGAGTGGAACCGCATCCAAGACCTGAAGATCGAAGCGATCCGCGCTTTCCACGGCGAGGAGTCGACTGAGTATCAACGGGCACAGGAGGCGAAGGAGGAGTTCGGTCGTCGCTTCCAGGAACGTGCGGACCGTGAGGCTGAACGCGCGGCGGATCGTGCCCGTCGTCTCGAGCAGAACCGCATCGAGGCTCACACCCGCAGCAACGAGATTATTGCGGACGCCGATGCCACCCTGGCGGCGATGCAGATTGAGAACGACCAGGCGGTCCTCGATCAGATGCGCGCCAACGGGGAAATCGGTGCCGCCGAATACCTCGCCGCTCAGCAGGGGCTGGCTCAAGCCCGCATCGATCTGGAAATCGCCACCGCCGAACGGATGTATGCCGTCCGCGCTCAGGCGCTGAGGGATCAGCTGGCGCTCGCCGGTCTCGAGGCGGATGAGATTGCTCGACTGAACCTTGAGCTGGAAAGCCTTGCCGTCGAGCATCAGCAGAACCTGCGCGTCATTCGTGCGACGGGCAACCAGCAGCTGATCACCAACAACCGCGATGCGGCCAATGCTGTGCGGGCGACCTGGCAGCAGAATATCACTGGGATGACGTCCGCCTTCACCGGGATGTTTACCCAATGGGGCGCGGGCATCCAGGACTTCCGCACCGGCTGGCAGAACTTCGGGCGGTCGATCCTGAGTGTGATCGAGACCAACCTCAACCGCATTGTCGAGAACTGGATCATGACCCAACTGGGCATGACCGCTTCTTCGACTGCCGGCGAGGCTGCGCGAACGGGTGTCACTGCGACGGGCGCTGCTGCTCGCACCGGGATCGCCGCCGGCGAGGGTGCGGCGGTTGCTGCCGCTGAAGGTGTCGAGGTTGCCGCTGCCCTCGGCGGTGAGACCGCGAAGACGGGAGCGACTGCTGTCGGTGCTGCCACGCGTGTCGGGATCGAAACGTCCGCCGCTGCGACCACGACTGCTGTGACCCAGGGAACGGCGTTGGCGCAGATTGCTGCTCGTGCCGCATCAGCTGCCGCGGGTGCCTACTCCGCTATCGCCGCCATTCCCGTCGTCGGCCCTGTGCTCGCCCCCATCTCCGCCGCCGCTGCGTTGGCAGGTGTGCTCGCGCTCGGCAACAGCATCTTCTCGGCAAAGGGCGGCTGGGGGCAGGTGCCGAAGGATGGCGCGATGACCGAGCTGCACAAGGACGAGATGGTCCTGCCGGCTACGTTCGCCAATCCGCTCCGAGCTTTGCTCACCAGGACATCGCCGGGACGCACAGGCGTACTCGCCGGTCCAGCGGCTTCCGCGGGCGCTGCAGCGCGAACTGAGATGTCTTCGAAGACCCTCTCGCCGACGTTCGACTATCAACCGTCGGTCACCGCGGGTGGCGGTGCTCCTTCGCTCGACAAGCTGCTCAACCAAGAGGGTGCAGCGATGCGTAGGTGGTTGAGCAATCAAATCCGCTCCGGCAAGCTGAGGATCGCATAATGGCTGTTAAATGGTCAGAGGGGTTTGACTACCTGCCCGAGCTCGCGAGCAACAGCGCGACGATGGCCAACATCTGGGGTGCGCTCGGCTTCTACGGCTGGTTCTCCTTCGGTGCTGTGCCTTCAACGCCTCAGGTTCTGTCGCTGAACCCGCAGTGGGGATATGGCAAGTTCGTCCGCATCGAGTCCAACGAGTACTTCGCCTATGTGCTCGACGAGCCTGAGGCTGAGGGCTACCTGAGCTGTGGCGTCAGGACGCTTCCGGGCACCGGCGCCGAACGTGGCGGCTACATCCGTCTCATCAATCCGATCCTCGGCACTGTGCTCGCCAACATCGAGATTGCGGATTATGGCGTCATCAAGGTCTTCTCCGGCAGCGGCACGGGAACACCGCTCGGCACGTCGGCTGCGGGCGTCTATCCTGAGCACATCTGGTTCCAGCTCGAGATCCACTTCAAGTCGGGCACTGGTGACGGTGTGCTCGAGGTCCGGGTGAACGGCACGACTGTTGTGTCCATGATCGACATTAGTCTGCTGGACGGCGTGGGTGCCATCGGGTTCTATCCGCAGGGTGACACCGGCTACGATCTGGATAACCTCGTCCTGGACGATGCTGCGTGGCCCGGCATGGTTCGCTGCCAGTGGTTGCCTCCGGCATCCGCCGGTGACTCGACCGAGTGGACACCTTGGGACGGCACGACCCCGAACTGGCAGGCGGCCAATAACAATCTGCTGGACGATCAGAAGTATGTCTATAACGACTCTGACGAGCCGGGCGACTTCGACCTCTACGATGTCGCTCCGTTGGTCAACACCCCGGAAATCCTCGCCGTAACAGTCAAGGGAGCTTATCGTCAAAGCGATGCCACACAGCAGTATGTCCAGAACGTCATCAAGTCTGGTGCGACTGTCCTTGATGGCGCGGTCACCCCCGCGAACCCGACCTATCGCTTCGTGAAGGATGTCTTCAATGTTGACCCCAACACCGGGATCGGCTGGACATACCCCGCGGTGAACACCCTCCAGATTGGCCCCAAGCAACAGGACTGAACCAATGACCATTCTCTTTGCCGGCGGCGAATGGGATGCCTTCCAAGCCCCCTCG